GCAGAGTAGACTCCTAGTTAGCCTGCCCCACTCTCCGGACCTTGACAACACTTCGGTGCTTAAGGTGTCCTAAATCATATGAAACAAACTTCAACTTACACAAATCTGTATAAATATCCAAATTTGCATAAGTCTATAGCTCGTCTCAAAGAACTGCACCTGGCGCTTGTGCGCGCAGATGAACGTTCTGCTGATTTAGCTCTAGCTACTGCATTGTGATACGATTCTGTGGATCGGCTTTATGCAACTAAGGGGCCCATGTACGCTACCGGTTACTTGAAAGAGTGCCGGCAGCGCTACTTGTGCTACCTTAGCGGGCATAAATACGATCCCAACGTGAAGATTCGCGTCAGAGTTACTAGTTCAGGCTTACCTAAAATCTTGGGTAAGTCACTCATAGGACTCGTGCGACGAGCACGGGAGGGGATTGTGGATGAACGACGGGTTCTACCACATGTCCTAACCATGCTTTTCGCATCACGTAATCTTCCCGTGCCCTCGGTCCCAGCTGATTTCTCAACCATCACTGATGGAAGTCTTCCAACGATAACAGAAGACCTACGTCAGTTTTGTAAAAGGGAAATTAGCGTAAGAAAGTGAAAGATAATTAGAAAATCTTTCGCCACTTCCCTGTCAACATCGATGGGTCCGCAAGGACCCGCGATGTTAACTTCTTACGATGATCTTAATGTTCTCAGCAGTGAGGACAAAGAGACATTAAGGAAGTTGACACACCCGAGCGCGCAGCGCGATTTGTACATTCGCGACGATTACGCCAAGTGACCCTCGTTGTGGAGAAATCCCAACAAGTCAGCCACTACCAGGCGACTGGTGCCCATCCCTGATAAGGAAGGGAAGACACGGATCATCGCGATCTTTGACTACTGGTCTCAATGTTCCTTGAAACCGCTTCATGATAGTCTTAACGATATCTTGAGGACGATTAAGGAAGATTGTACCTTTAATCAAAGCGCATTTCTAGCTGCGTGCGACCTCCCGGAGGGCGTTGTCTATCACTCGGTTGACCTCAAAGCCGCCACGGATTACTTTCCTGTTAATTTCCAGGAAATGGTTTTATCCATGATGAGCGACGAGGAATTCGCGAGTGCTTGACGACGCGTGATGGTCGGAAAGGAGTTTCACACAGAGATTGGCCCTGTTCGATACGCGCAGGGGCAACCAATGGGTGCTTACTCCTCATGACCTATCATGGCTATCTGCCACCACCTACTAATACGTTGGGCCGCATCCCGTAAGGGAATTAGACGACCCAAGTACTTCGTACTTGGTGACGACGCCCTCCTGGTCGGAGACGATCTTTATCAGTCCTACCGAGAAGTTTGCGACCTTCTTCATATGAAGGTAAACCTTTCGAAGACATTCAGGTCTACACGAATGTTTGAATTCGCAAAGCGCTTCTTCTTTGAGAGGAAGGAAATATCAGCCTTCCCCCTCGGGGCTCTAATGACGTCAGAGTGTGACATTTCCAGAATTGCCGTAGCCTTGGACAACGCGAAAGCGAAGTCTTGGTTTGGTGGTTCTGAGTGGTACAGGGCTAACAATGTGGCCATCTTAAGGCGATCTGTTACAGGTTTCATAAAAGTACTGTCGCAAGGAAAGAGTCGAGTCGATCTTTCTCTTGTTCACCGTACCGTCCGCCTGATGAAGCTATTCGTCATTGTGAGAATGGCTTATCGTGGCGGGGTCAACCGATATGAACTGTTGGCCTTGTTACCTGTATCTCCAAGCTGTAATGCTCGAATTGGAAGCATAGTCGCAAGACTACGTTACCTCTTTGAGTTGTCAGTCTCGGAGAAAGCACAGAAAGCTCTTGGTGCCTGTCACTTCCAGCTATTCGCGAAGAAGGGGCAGATGACCATGAAACTTATGATGACTGGACTACCTCCACCTCCCTACGTTCCTAACACCTTGCCGGGTTTCCCGCACCCAGTCTTCGACTACTTAATGAAAGTAATCGCGGACCTGGGGAGCATAGGAGCCCAGATAGGGTCTGCTGCCTTGGAGGGTCGAACCTTCGAGGAAGTAAACTCTTGGCTTGATGCTATGGAGAAGTTGCCGGCTTCGTGAGAAGCCATCAACAACGAAAAGGGGGCAGTAAAGAGAGCCAGAATTTTAAATGATGTGGGAGCGAAGATGTGAACTAACCTTCACTCTGGGTTAATTTAGCATTGCTTACATCGTTACAAAACACGCGCATAAGCAAAGGGTGTTCGGACCGCGAGACGACTACCTGCTTAGTGGTAAACTTGCTGTGGTTACAGCCGCAGTTAGCCAGCCCACCGGGCCAAGCC